GATACGGGTTCATACGTTTTTAATGCACTGGTTTCAGGTAGCATATTTGGTGGTGTATCTGGGAATAAGATTACTGCTATTGCTGGAGAGTCTTCTACTGGAAAGACTTTTTTCTCTCTCGCCGTTGTTAAGAACTTTCTTGATACTCATCCCAATGGTTACTGTCTCTACTTTGACACTGAAGCTGCTATCACTAAATCTCTTTTAGAATCTCGTGGAATTGATACTTCTCGTCTTGTTGTTGTTAATGTTGTTACAATTGAGGAGTTTCGTAGTAAAGCACTCAAAGCAGTAGATCTATACTTAAAAAAACCTGAAGAAGAACGCAATCCTTGCATGTTTGTCCTAGACTCTTTAGGTATGCTCTCTACTAGTAAAGAGATTAATGATGTGCTGAATGATAAAGAAGTTCGTGATATGACTAAATCACAACTTATCAAAGGTGCATTCCGTATGCTCACACTCAAATTAGGTCAAGCAAATGTTCCACTCCTTGTCACAAATCATACATACGATGTCATCGGAGCTTACGTACCAACGAAAGAAATGGGCGGAGGTTCTGGACTCAAGTACGCAGCAAGTACGATCATCTATCTCAGCAAAAAGAAAGAGAAGGATGGAACGGAAGTGGTTGGAAATATTATCAAGGCTAAGACTGCTAAATCGCGTCTGAGTAAGGAGAATAAAGATGTTGAAATCCGTCTGTATTATGATGAGCGCGGTCTTGATCGTTACTATGGTCTTCTGGAACTTGGTGAGATTGGTGGACTCTGGAAGAATGTAGCAGGACGCTATGAAATGGATGGTAAGAAAATCTATGCTAAGCAAATTCTTGCTAATCCAGAGGAGTATTTCACTGATGAAGTGATGCAAAAACTTGATAAGATTGCAAGAGAAGAATTTAGTTATGGACAGTCTACTTGATTTAATTCGTGTTTATGATGATGCTTTAGATTCAGATGTATGTTCGAATCTAATTGACATTTTTGAACATACATCTGAAAAACATGAGAGAATTGAGAATGACAGAAAACCAAATTTTACTCAATTAAATTTAACAGCAATTTCAAAAGAATCTAACGAACTGAATGATATTCATCAATATCTAATTAAGAAGACTTTTGAATATAAAAAAGACTATTATCAATTTATTGATGAGAGATGTTTTCCTGAGCAAAATGCTTTCGAACAGTTTCGCATTAAAAAATATAATAATGATGGCAATGATGCATTTGACTGTCATGTCGATGTAAAAGATCATACATCAGCAAGAAGGTATCTTTCATTTCTTTGGTATTTGAATAATGTTGACGAGGGAGGAGAAACAATATTTAAAGATTTGACTATTAAACCTGAGGTTGGAAAACTAGTGATGTTTCCACCACTTTGGATGTATCCTCATATGGGATGTCCTTCGATCAGCAACACCAAGTATATTTTAACTACCTATTTGCACTATAAGTAATGGATAATGTTGAGTTCCTCATTTTAAGAAATTTACTTTATAATGAAGATTATACGAGGAAAGTAATCCCTTTTATCAAATCTGAGTATTTTGAGGATTTAAATCAGAAAGTTATTTTTGAAGAAATTTTAAATTTCATAACAGAATATAATCAGCTGGCAACAAAAGAAATTCTTTCTATTGAGATTGAAAAACGTAAAGATATGAATGATACTTCCTTTAAGGAAATTCTTCATATTATTGGATGTTTAGAAGATGTTGCTGTAGAATTGGAATGGGTAGTTAAAACTACAGAAAAGTGGTGTCGTGATCGTGCAATCTTCAATGCACTAATGGAATCCATTCAGATTGTGGATGGTAAAGATGAAAAGAAGAATCGTGATAGCATTCCCTCTATTTTGTCTGATGCTCTTTCTGTAAGTTTTGATACGCATATTGGACACGATTATCTTCTAGACTATGAAAAAAGATATGAATCTTATCACAGGAAAGAGGATAAGATTTCGTTTGATTTGGACTTCTTCAACAAAATCACTAAGGGTGGTTTACCTAATAAGACTCTCAATATTGCTCTCGCTGGAACGGGTGTTGGGAAATCGTTGTTTATGTGCCATGTGGCTAGTTCCGTCTTGCTTCAGGGTAGGAACGTTCTCTACATCACTCTTGAGATGGCGGAGGAACGAATTGCTGAAAGGATTGATGCCAACCTCCTTAATGTCCCGATTCAAGATATAGTAGATTTGCCCAAGCAAATGTTCGAAAATAAAGTAACAAATTTGGCTAAGAAAACTCAGGGAACTATTATAATTAAAGAGTATCCTACAGCATCTGCACATGCAGGACATTTTAAAGCATTGCTTAATGAACTTGCACTTAAGAAGTCATTTAAACCTGATATTATTTTCATCGATTACCTTAATATTTGCTCTTCCTCTAGGTATCGCGGAAACAGCAACATCAACTCTTATACTTTCGTCAAGGCAATTGCTGAGGAACTTAGGGGACTCGCCGTTGAGTTTAATGTTCCGATTGTTTCCGCTACCCAGACTACTCGTAGTGGTTATGGCAACTCTGATGTTGAACTTACTGATACTAGTGAGTCCTTTGGTCTCCCTGCTACTGCTGATCTCATGTTTGCCCTTATTAGCACTGAAGAGTTGGAGGGACTTGGACAGATTCTAGTTAAACAATTAAAGAACCGATACAACGATCCAACCATTCATAAACGTTTTGTGGTTGGTATTGATCGTGCCAAGATGCGTCTTTATGATTGCGAACAATCTGCCCAGGAAGACATTGTTGACAGTGGACAGGAAGAAGAGTATAATTACGAAGAAAAGAAACCAAAGAAAACCTTCGAAGGATTTAAATTCTAGATATGTCAGAAATAGCAGATATTAATTTAGCGTCTTTAGGTAGAGATAGAATTGAATGGGCAGGTAGAGAAATGCCTGTTCTTAAACAAATTCAGAAAAGATTTGCAGAAGAAAAACCACTTGAAGGTATTCGATTGGTTTCTTGTAATCATGTTACCACTGAGACAGCGCATCTTTGCATTGCACTTAAAAATGCAGGCGCTGATTCGATGTTGATTGCGAGTAATCCTCTTTCAACTCAAGATGATGTTGCTGCTGCTCTTGTAAAGTACTGGGATATTCCTGTGTTTGCAATCAAGGGTGAGGATGATGAAACTTACGTGAGGCATATTAATACGGCTCTTGATCATCGTCCTAATATTATTATTGATGATGGTTCTGATGTTGTGGCAACTATGATTAAAGAACGTCCAGAACAAATTTCAGATCTGATTGGAACAACCGAAGAAACTACAACTGGTATTGTTCGTCTTCGTGCCATGATTAATGATGGTGTACTTCAACATCCTGCAATTAATGTAAATGACTCCCAAACCAAACATTTTTTTGATAATCGGTACGGCACTGGTCAATCTACTCTTGACGGCATTGTTCGTGCAACTAATATTCTTCTTGCTGGAAAAACTGTTGTTGTTGTTGGGTTCGGTTGGTGTGGTAAAGGAGTTGCTCTTCGTGCCAAGGGGATGGGAGCAAATGTGGTTGTCACTGAGATTGATCCCGTAAAAGCAATTGAAGCGACTCTTGAAGGGTATCAAGTTATGCCCATGAGTGAGGCATCAATTGTTGGTGATATTTTTATTACCGTGACTGGTAATAAACATGTAATTCGAAGAGAGCACTTTGAAAACATGAAGGACGGTGCAATTGTTTGTAACTCTGGACATTTTGACAATGAAATCGATTTGAAAGTATTGAAAGAAATGTCCTCTGAAATTATTGAAGTTCGTCCTTTTGTGAAAAAGTATGTAACTGATTATTCAGATATTATTGTTCTTGCTGACGGACGTTTGGTAAATCTTGGTGCTGCTGAGGGACATCCCTCAGCAGTTATGGATATGAGTTTTGCAAATCAAGCTCTTGCGGTTGAGTATCTTGTTCAGAATCGTGGTAAACTTAAACCTGGAATCTATCCAGTACCAGAAGAAAAGGATATTGAGATTGCAAGACTTAAATTGAGAGCAATGGAAATCTATATTGATAAATTGACTGATGATCAATTAAATTATATTAATTCTTGGAGTGAGGGAACATGATCGAAATTAAAAAAGAAACACTAGATGATGGAAAACTTAAATTTACTATGACTGAAAACAAAATTATCGATACAAACAAATATATTGAATTCGTTCGCCAAACTACAAGTCCTGCAAGCAGTGATTTTGCTCAACTGCTTTCTCGTCTGACAGAACTTGAAGCAACAAATGATGCAGATGTTCCTCGTCTTTTAACTGCTGCTCTTGGTATGAGTGCAGAAGCGGGTGAATTTACTGAAGTTGTAAAAAAAATATTTCTTCAGGGTAAATCATATAATGAAGAAAGTATTTTTCATATGAAGAGAGAACTTGGTGATATTTGTTGGTATCTTGCACAGGCTTGTATGGCACTTGATACTAACTTTGAAGAAGTCCTTCAAATGAACTATGAGAAACTGAGTGCTCGTTATCCTGAGGGAACTTTTGATGTATTCAGAAGTGAAAATCGTGTGGAGGGAGATCTATGACTAAAGAAACTGGAGTAACGCTTAATTTTGATGTTCGTACTGCTGCTGCAGTTCGTCAAGTTCTCTTTGATGCTCAAAAAGGATATACCTATAATGAGGCATCTGTTCCTCCTCGTGTAACTGATATTCGTGGAGTGATTGTAGAACTTGATAGTCAGATTGAAAAACACACGCTTTGATTTCAACCTCCTTTTGCAGGAGGTTTTTTTATAAATAACTAAAAAGTATTTGTAAAGATGGATCCCAAAGAACTACGCGGTTTGATGGAAGCATACTCTGAAGTTTATGCTCCTCAAGAAGTCGATGAAGCAGTAAAAGGTGCTTCTCGCCACGATACTGAAATGAGAAAGGCAACGGCTTCCGAAAGAAGATCTGGTGTAAAAAATCGTCTTTCTCCTTCAAAAGGAGAAGCAAATGCCAGCAAGATGGAAAGAGATATTAAGTTCTATGATAAAATCACCAAGAAAACAAAACCTTCAGTTGTCGGTATGACGCATGAAGAAGTAGATCAGGTTGATGAACTTTATAAAGGAAAGCACGGACAATCAGAAACTGAGTATATGGACTCGCGTTCTGATGCGGGTAAACAAATCTCAGGAACTTCTAAAATGAGTGGTGCTGCTTATTCGCATCGCTCCTATAAAGGAGTAGGGAAACCTGCTAAACCAGGTGAGCGTCAACAGCATCAAGGCAAAATGACTCCTGCTGATAGAAATGAACTTGCTATTCGTAAAGCAAATCTGAAGAAAGAAGATGTAGATTTGTTTGATGCAACTCTTGCTGAACTGATGGAACATGGATATGATAAAGAAGAGGCATTGAAAATTATGGCTAATAAAAATTATTGATAAATAACCACGGAAGGTTGCTCTAACCCCTTGACTTTTTAGTCGAGGGGTTTTATAATATCTACATTCGGGGATATAGCTCAGTTGGTAGTAGCACTTGCTTTGCAAGCAAGATGTCATCGGTTC